GTGGAACTCCCGCCGGGGCTGGTCCGCTCGATAGCCGCGGTGACGGGCTGACGGCCGCCGGTGGCCTAGCAGACGGGGGCGAGCGCTGCTGGCAGGCCACCAGCGCCACCAGCGCGAGGGCCGTGACTGCCCAAGCACGCCTGCGATCCATGCCGCTCATCGATGCTTCATTTAGCAATAACGGCCTGGCTTCTCTAGCGATACGGCCGGAAGACTGTTCAAGCGGGGGTAGGTCGCACCATAGCTGCTGGGGTCCCAGCCCACCTGCCACCGTGACCCGAGCCCGGGTCGACGCAGCAGCCGCGACGTGACTCGCCGAGATGCTCATGGATCGGGTAGAAGCGTGAATGGGATTCCCCTTCGACGAGTCTGATAAGACGTCTCCGTGTCTGAGAAGCGGTCGCCATGCATGAGCGGTCCTGTTCGCGTCGCCACGTACACGCGGATTTCGACCGACGAGGAACACCAGCCGTTCTCGCTCGAAGCCCAGGCTTCGCGCCTCGGCTCCTACCCTCCAAAGCCAAGACAGCTGGCAGCTCGTGCATCGCTTCACCGATCAGATGAGCGGCTCCACCCTAGAACGTCCGGGCCTACAGCAAGCGTTGGCTTACGGCCGAGCAAAGCGCTACGACATGCTGCTGGTCTACCGCGTCGATCGTTTGTCACGGTCAGTCCGGGGCCTGGCGCAGGTCCTCGAGGAACTCGACCAAGCCGGCGTCAGCTTCCGCTCCGCGACCGAGCCGTCTGACACCGGCACGGCAGCGGGGCGGATGATGGTCCAGATGCTCGGCGTCTTCGCCGAGTTCGAGCGCGCGACGTTGATCGACCGCGTGATTGCCGGCATGGAGCGCAAGGCAGCGCGGGGTGAGTGGCTGGGCGGCCATCCGCCCTATGGCTATCGCCTCAACCGAGACACGGCACTCCTGGAACCGAATGAAGCGGAGGCGCCGGTCGCACGCCTGATCTTCGACCTCTACACCAAGAAGCGACTCGGCGCACGGGGCGTGGCGAACTACCTATCGCACCACGGCTACCGATCGCGACCTGGCCAACTCTGGAGCCACGTCAGCGTGCTCAACGTCCTGCGCAATCCCGCCTACGTTGGGAAGATCGCCTTCCGCGACACGCCGTACGACTCGCCTCATGCCGCGCTGGTCGAGGCGGAGACGTTCGCCAAGGCTCAAGGCCTTCTGCGACAGCGCGGTGAAGACGCATCGACCAGACGGAGCAATACGACCGACTTCCTGCAGAGCGGGCTCGTCGTCTGCGCCGCATGCGGCAGGCGCTACGTCGGGACGGCAGCCCACGGCAGAAATGCGCGGTATCGCTACTACACGTGTTTCTCGCGGAATCGCCATGGCAGGCAAGGCTGCCGCTCAGACGTCCTCCGCGCCGATCTACTCGACCACGCCGTCCTGGAGTCTCTGCTTGCCACCTACGTAGACACCGAAGTCGTCAGCGCCGCCATTGAGCGTTGGCGGTCACGCGCGGCCAAACAAGGGCCCGACTCTGCATCGCAGGTCCGGCGCCTGGAGGCGGAAATCTCAGGGAACGAGTCTGCTGTTCAGCGCTACTACACCGCCTTTGAAAACGGCCGGCTACCCGAGACGCGGTTTGTCAGTCGGGTTGACGCCCTTGAGCGTCGTTTGACTGATCTCCGCGCGAAGCTCGAAGAGCTCCGCGACTCCGCTCAGAACGTCGAGGCGCCCAGCAACCAGGCCGTACGCAGCGCCGAAGAGGCGCTCCGCGATGCGATGCTCAACGGCAGGCCTGGTCAGCGGAAAGCGCTGCTCAAAGAGCTAATCGTCGAGGTCAGGGTCGAGAGCCGCGACAGCGTCATTCCGACCTTCCGCCTTCCGACGACTGCGGTTCGCGTTACGGAAAGCATGGTGGGCGGCCCGGGACTCGAACCCGGATGGGTTACCCCACACGCCCCTCAAACGTGCGCGTCTGCCAGTTCCGCCAGCCGCCCGGCTGGGTACCTCGTGATTCCGTGGCACCTGCCCGCTAAGGGACTCGAACCCCTAACCTCATGGTCCGAAGCCATGCGCTCTGTCCATTGAGCTAAGCGGGCGCGTTGCCGATCTTGTTTACAGCGATTGGCTCGTCCGACCCTCTCTTGAGGGAAGCATGGCCGGCGCACTTCAATCGCACGATAAGTTAGGTTACAGCACCGACCCTCGAAACGACCTTGCGTGGTCCGCGATCGCAGAGTCCTACCTCGCGTCGGCGGTCGATTCGGACAACACCCGCCGAAGTTACCGGCGCCACCTCCACCGCGCACTGGGCCAGATCGAGGATTGGTCGGGCCCGGGTCTCGCGGCCTATCGCGCGCGCGTCCTAGGCAACGAACTGTCACCCGCCTCCCAGGCCCAGGCGCTCGCAGCGCTTCGCTCCTGCCTCACGTGGTCTCGGAGGATGGGCGGTCACGATCTCCCCACCGAGGTCATCGCTACGGCGCTCAGGGCGCCCAGAACAACCGTTCGACGCCCCTACGTGGTCCTCAGTGACCCGGAGGCCGCACGGTTGCTCTCAGCCGCTCACACAGGGCGTGATCGCGGGCTACTGGCGGTAATGCTGGGCGCCGGGCTCCGCGTCTCCGAGGTGGTCGGACTCGATGTATCGGACGTCCTCCACGACCAGGACGGCGGCGGCGCGCTCTACGTTCGCCAGGGCAAGGGGCGCAAGGATCGCGTGGTCCCGATCAACGACGACGTGGACGGCATCCTGCGCGAGTACCTGGCCCAGACCGGGCGCCGACTCCAGCAGGCGGGCCCGCTCTTTCGCTCACACGACCACGGAGCCACCAGGCGGACCAGGCCGCGCCTCACCGCTCGCTCAGTCGGGCGCATGGTCGATGACGCCGTGTGTCGGGCGGGCATCGTCGCCAAGGACGTCTCGCCCCACAGCCTGCGCCACACCTACGCGATCAGGGCCCTACGTGCCGGCGCCTCGGTGGTCGCCGTCTCCAAGTTGCTGGGCCATTCCTCAATCGCCACCACTCAACGCTATCTCGACCATCTGGAGCTTGGCGAACTTCGGGCCGCGGTGCCCTGTCTGCCAGGAGGTGAAGCAGTCCCCCAGCCCTGACCAGGCGTGACCTACCCACCACGGCGGCCCATACGGAGGAGAGCCATGACAGAGACGCGAGAGGAGGCAACCGCGAGGCGCCTCCGGATGGCCGCCCGGGCACGGGCTCGGGCGCAGCGGCCCGGATCGAACCCCTGGCTTAGCCGGGCCGAACTGCTCCAAGTCGCCGCGATCTGGGAGCGCTGGGCGGCGGGCAAGGAGCGCCCTGCTGCCGGTATCCACACATAGCCCCTAGCGGTCGGCTTTCTAGACCGTCCATTTGGAGGAGAGCGATGACGACAGCAACGAAGACCGGTATCGCGCCCGCGGACCGGGCTCAACTTGAGGCGATGCGAGCGGAGGTCGATCAGTTCATCGCCCGAATGCGGACCTACTCGCCGCTTATGGAGCGCTTCAGGGAGACGGACGCCACAGGCGGTGGATGTCTATCGGACTACTTCGGCGAAATGCTGGACGACAGCGACATGGGCAGCCCCGTGAACATCCTCTCGGCGGCCGACGGCGTTCTGTTCGCGGACGGCAGCGAGGTGGCATTCGATTACTGGTATTTCGAGATCTATGGGAGCCAGCCGTTAGACGAAATCGTCGCGGCAATCCGGCTCAATCGAGGCCCGGATGGATTCGAGGACTACCTGCGCGACTACATGGCGTTTCGGTCCGAGGCCCAGGCCGCCCGCACCCTGCAGGGCGGCGTTCAGGAGACAGGATGACCACAGCAACCCATACCCGAGTCGACCCCCAGGACGTGGCTCTGCTGGACGAACTGGCGGAACTCGCGCTCAAGCTGGAGGTCGGCACGGATCCAGGCGGCATCTATGACGCAGCCCTGCGCCGGCTGCACGCGGCGGGCTACTCGGTGTTCCCGGTGCTGGAGGTGAACTGGACGGGCGAACTCGACTGGAATCCGTCCGACGCCTTGGTGCATCACGCCCGGATGACTCAGGCTGCGGGTGGCTGCCATGTGGCGGCGATGTGGCTGTTCTGGCGCGCAGATCAGGGCCACAGTTGGGACGATCTGCGGCATGAGGGCGGATTTTCTTGCCCGCCTTCGGATATTCACGCGATGCGCACCTTTGAGGAGCAACTCGCGGTCGCGGAGCCTGCCTTTGTCGAACGGGTTCGGGCGAGCGAGCTGACCGAAGAGGAGATATCGGCGGCGACTCCGCTTGTGCGCCGCTTCGTAGAGGCCAACCGAGACCAGATCCCGCCCTACCCTGCGAACGACGGGCGCTCCTAGACCCCACCATGCACCCTCGGCCGCCGGCACCCCGCAGGCGGCGTTCAGGAGACCTTATGGAGACTGAGACCCCGACCAAGGGCGCCGTCGCGGAGACCAAGGCCGAACCCACCCACGAAGACCTCATCGCCCGCCTCGACGATCCGCTATGGCTTCTGCGGCGTGCCTATCACATCCTGGAAGACGAGCGCGAGCCCGAGGTGACCAATGACTAGCTCGACTACCACCACGCGGCAGGCCGTGCAGCGTGAGGCAGCGGAAGAGGCGGATCGGGAGCGGCGCGATCTTGAGCGCCGAATCTCGGACGCCAGAGACGCCGTATACGCGCGGCGCCTGCCCGACTTCCGCCCGGACGCCCCGGCGCCGGACACCTTCGAGGATCTGCGCGATGAGGTTCTGCGCCTCCGGGCTCACGTTGGGGCCATGCACCTATTGCTGTCGACCGTGTCCGCAGCGTCGATGCTGGCCCAGGCCGCCGCGCTGCCGCCCGAAGACTAGATACCCCACCGAACACGGGCTCGGCCGCCGTGGCCGGGCCCGACTCAAGGCTCAAGTCGCGGGTCGCCACCTACATGGCAAGAGTGCTTCCCTAATCACAGGTTTGGTGTGCTCGGAATTGACCAGGCCCTGCCGAATTCGCTGGACCAGTTCGTCCGATGCCGGTTCATGTTCACGCAACTTACCCCACTTCTTGATCCCGTCCAGATAGTTGACCGCCTTAACATCTGCCCGTTGATAGAAGACATACGTGTCCCGCTTGATGAACGGGTGGTCACCGACCTTAAGCAGGCACGCCGGATCGACGGTAAAAGCACCCTCTACGGAGCAAAAGCTAACGATTAGGCGCTCGTGGAGATCAGGTTGGGCGCAAATCACCCAGAGGTGGGGTTTCCCTCGCCCGAGGTCAGTATAGGCGAAGCCTACCGGCCACCTATGCGGATCGGCGACGGCTTTCGACGGCGTAGTAATAGTCGGCTTCTTCCGCGATAGAAGCCACTTCGAGATCGCTCCTGCCGCCCGCCCTTAGAACGGCTTCTGGCGGGATGCGCTCACTCGACCCGGACGGCGGCGCTTTCCATTCGGGGGCCTCCCTGTGGAGGATCTCGACCAACTGCTCGCCGGTAAAGTGGCCGTACACCGCATCGACTTCTCCCAATACCCGCTGGTCATATGCCGAAAGGTGGCGACACGGAGGTAGGGCGCCCACGAGCTGGACGCCTCCTTCGTCCCCAGGACGTATTAGGCGACGATATGCATCGCCCCCGGAGACGCTGCCCTTAAACCGGTCATACAAGGCCGACAGCACCGGTCCCTTGTCCATGGCGGAGAGGGTGTCGCCGGTGATGGGAAATCCGGTCTCGATCAGGCTCTTGCGATCGGCGAGGTAGAGAAGCTTCAGGAGCTTGAGATAACCCATCTTGCCGTGCCGGCGCGCCAAAAGGAACGCGGCGGCTTCGCTGGACCTCGCCTCGTCGAAGACGAACTTCATGCGGTGTCTTTGTAGCACAGATAGCCCGGCACAAACCGAAAACTGACCCTGGCGCTGAATCCCACCCTTGAATGTCCAAATTAGGCGTCGAAGACTACGCCGCATGAATTTTGACTCTCCGCCGGTTCACCTTCTGGAGCTCACGAGCCGATAACCGCCACGTTGATGGTGGGCCAGCCGACCGTGATACTAGCTGCGCCTAGAACCTCCGCCAGGACCGTGATGGTGTGCGATCCGGCAGCCAGCCCGTAGACGATGGCGAACCCGGTGGCGGGCGTGAGGCCGGTGTTGAGCCAGTACTGAAACCCGTATTGCGCACTGCCCGTCGGGGTCGTCGTGTCGACGCCCATGCAGGTGTGGCCCTGGTAGCCACTGGCCACCGAGGCGATCCCGCACGATGCCGAGTACCACGCCATCACCGACGCCGGACGCGCCAGCGTGAAGGTGACAAAGGCGTCCGTTGTGGTCCAGGCGGAGGAGGTGATCGTCTGCTCCCCGAGCACGATCCCGCTGCCGCTCCCGTTGATGTTCGTGATGGCGGAGGAGGCGACTCCGACCGTGTCCATGATGATGCCGCCCGCCTGATCCAGCACGCGAATACCAACCTCGGCGGGGCTCGATACACCATTCGGGTCTGTGTAGTCGGCCAGGTTGCCGATCTGAATCCGCGGCGATCCATTGGCGGCCGTCCCGTACAGGTCCGATGAGCCAGGGTTATGGGTGGTCGGCTTGAGAAGTGATGGTGCTGCCATGGTGATTCTCCCTAAAAAAGAGGGCCGAGCCCGAAGGCCCGGCCCATCGGTTGCTGACTACGAAGTGACGCTCGTCAAGACGAAAAATGCCTCGGGATGACTCACGATCACGTCGAAACGTCGGATGACACGGACCGCGGTTTGGTCGAAAGCAAATGTGTTGCCAGCGACGTTCGAGGACAGGAACTCGAGCCCTGGCCTCTCCACGATCATCAGGTACTGCCAATCGCCGAAGAAGATGTTTTGCGCTCCTTCAGTGCCGGTCAGCACGGTGCTGGTGACGAACTTCGGTACGCCGAGGAAGTCGGCCAGGGCGGTGTTGCTGCCGGGCAGCGACATCCCGTTGAGTCCGTACATCCACAACGGACGCCCATTCGAATCCTCGAAGTTAGCGATCTGCTTCTTCAGGATCGGATGCCCAACGACGGCTGAGCACTGTGCCTGGCCGAGTGAGACGTTGGTCGAGTTGTTGATGACCTCGACGGCGTAGACGCCATTGGTGAGGTCGGTATAGGCAAGGTGCGCTCCCGCCATGCCGGAGGTGGTCACGTTGACCGCGTTCAGCAGTCCGGTCGGAGTGCCGGCCTGGCCGTTGCCGGCGAGGACCTGGCTGTCGAAGTCGACCGCCATCTGGGTCGCCATCGAACGCTCCACGATGGCCAGCGCACCCGGGTCAGAGTCGACGATCAGTTCGTTTGAGAGGTACACCAACGTGCTCTGTTTTCTGAGCACGCCCGTCGCCTGCGAAAACGTCGGGCTCGAAGCGATGAGGGCCGCGTTCTCAGCCGAGTAGTAGGTCGTGGGCCGGGTGTTCATCCGCGGGAAATGCACTTCGCGCGTTGTCGCCAGGTACCTGGTCACCGGCAACGCACTGACCACCGACAACGGAGCCAACGCGCCGATGAAATTGGTAGACCACTGCTCGGGAGCAAGGAATCCACCATCCTGGCCGGACACCTGATCGCCCAGGTCGGCCTTGATCAGCGCGTCGAAATACGCGCGCTCGTAGGGCGCGAACTTCTTGAACGCCTCGTTGCCCATTTCGCCGCGCGCATGGACGTTGGCGAGCGCGAAGCGCCAGGGGTTGAACTTGTCGAGGTCGCCGCGGGGGAACGAGTTGATATTGAAGCTCTTGACCTTCGCCTGAGCGTCGTCGTCGTCGGTCGGGATCGGCGGGAAAAAGCCCTTGCGGAGGGCCTTCGCGCCCGGGGTTGAACTATCGCCGGCATCGACGTAATCGAAGGTCGGTCGTGTGGAGGGGTCGGTCGCGTTGGACGCGGCGTCCTTCAAAAACTCGGCGCGTTCGAGAAGTTGAGACTTCTCGGTTGCAGTCAGTGCCATTGTGAGGCACTCCTTTCAGGGGGTTGGAATCGAATCGGTTGAGCGGACAGGTAAGGGTCTGCCGCGGGATAGACGGCGACTTTGACGCGCTATTCAGACGTTGTCAGTGACGTGTGTCGAGTCGCAAAGATCGGCGACGAGAAGCGGGCTTCCGGTCGAAATCACCAAAGGGCCCCGTCGGCTCGCGCTCGCCGCCGATCAGGACAGCCCCGGGGTGACTCGGGACCGCCCTGGCCAGGCGCAGCGCTTGGGATCTGATAGGACGGCCCGGGGAGGAAGCCAGAGCCGCCCTCTCAGAACGGCAGTTGGTCGAATGGATCGTTACTGGTAACCGGCGCCGCGCGGTCGTCCTCATCGTCGAGGACCATAAAGTTGATCCAGATGGCGCTGGGCGCTGTGAGACCGTGTACCAGCGAGGCGACCACGACCGCCCTGTCGTCGTGCGCGCTTCCCGCGGCGGCGATCCTCACCTTGCCGCCCGGCGTAGGCCTCGCCTCAAGCGCGCACAGCTCCTCTACCAGCCCGCTGTCGTCCGGCAGGCTGACCCGGCGCGTGTTGAGCCCGATCTTTAGTGCGGAGAAGGCATCCGACTTGCTCTCGTTGCTCCACGGCTGATAGTCCGCGCTCAGCCCTCGCTTGGCCAACCCCTCACGTACCGGCGCCTCACAAAACTGATCAGTCTTGAGGGTCCGCACCGAGTAGGCGTTGGCGATGCCCTGCACCTCGTCGAGCGTGTTCTCGTAGCCCTGGCGCCTCCACACCCACACCCCGTCGATGACGGCCACGCCGTCCTCCTGGTGCGCCACGCCCATTGAGAAGCGGTCGTTGGCGAACGCCGGGTCTAGCGAGGCCTCGTATGTGACGCCCGACCTCGGAGCCAGGATGCCCTCAGGGCGCCGGCAGGCGATCACGTCAACACTGTTCAGGTAAGAACTGGCGCCGTCCACCCAACGGGCCTCAAACTCGCGCCCGAACATGTCCGGGTCTTCGCGCCGACGGTCCTCCAGCCAGTCCGGAGCGATGTTCGGGTTGGCCTCGGCCGTGGTCGCGTGAAGCGCCACCATGTATGGGAACCGACCGGACTCCGCGCGCTCGCACAGCTTGAAGAACGCACCGGACTTCCACAAAGGGGTCGAAATCGCCACCAGTCTCGCCTCGTGGCCGAACTGCGCCAGGCTGGGCTGGGCGGCCTCCAACACCCTGTCGCCGGCCGCGTTGCCGTCCTCGCCGGTCAAAAAATGGCCCATCTCGTCAAGCACGAGACACGACCATGCACCGCCGCGGATAGACCGGGCGCTGCACGGGAAGGCCTTGATTTGCGAACCGTTGCTCAGCGTGATCTCGTCACTCGTCTCGGAAACGACCATCCGGGCTAGGCGCGGGCTGGAGCGCAGCATTCGGCCGATGTTCGCGATGTGGCTCTGCGCCTGGTCTAGGCGCGGACAGATGATCGCCGATACTCGGGGCTCGCCCGGCCGCATGTGTTCGCGTAGGTGATCGCGAAGCACGGCGTCGGCAATGGTGATCACGTCCGCGCACAGCGACTTTCCGGCCCGTCGGCCCCATCGCAGGATGAGTTGCTCGGCCGAGTCCATGAGGCCCAACGCCTCGGCCTGCTTGGGTGTCGGCCGGACGCCTAACTCGTGCTCGGCGAAGTCGACCATACGTAGACCGGCGACCACGCTCATGGCTCGTCAGCCAACGGACCACTAAGAGCGCGCATCAGGGCCCGACCTCGGGCACGCTCCACCCTCGCCTCGCGCTCGGCCTCGGCCTGCGTTTCAAGGCAGAGTCCACAGATAGGGGCGCCCTCGGCGTCCACCAGGTGACCGAAGTGCCCGCCCTGGCTCAGATGCCGCCGAGCCTCCTGGGTGGACAGGTCGAGCACCACAGACGCGCAGCGAGCGCAGCAGATGATGGTGGGGGTGGTGGGGTTCATCGCCGGCCACCCAACCTGTGGAGCAGGTTCTCCACCGCGCGCTCGAAGAGTCGCTTCACGCCCTCCTTGCTGGCCTCCAGCGCCGGGGCCATGTACGGGCGGGGTTCCATGCCCTTGGTCGTTCTGCGAATGAAGGTCTTCCCGCCGATCTTGAACTTCATCGCCTTCTTCGTGGTGGGCCTAATAAGTCGGTGCTTGGGGCCGTATAGGCCGGTTCCGTATTCGACATAAGGCGCGTAGTGGACGCGAGTGCCGACGGCGCCGGTCAGCTCCGGCCCGAACTTAGTCACCCGACCCGGACTAATGGAGGACGCCAGGCGCTCGGTAACCCTGGGTACCAGGGTCTTGGCCTCGGCCTCGACGAGATGCTGCGAGAGGATCATGGCCTTGCGCGATTCCTCGTCCCAGATGGCGGGAATGGCCTCCAGTTTGGCGACGAGTTCATCCACGCCGTTGACCTCGACCGTGAACTCCAGTGTCATTGGCTCGTCTCCTTCGGGGTCGTGGTGTCCACCTGGGCCGCGTGCAGCGCGCAGGCGGGTCCGCCCGCACAGTTGATGGTCATGGCTGGGACTCCGGGGTGGTGTTCATGACGCGGCCTCGCGGCTGCTGTAGCGCTCCATGAGGCTCACGGACGCATCCTTCGCCGCCCGTGAGCGCCGGTCATTCTGGAGGCCCAGCGCTGCCATAACCTGGCCTCGGGCAACCGGACCGATCCCCAGCTGGGAGAAGCACGCCCGACACTCGCGGAGCAGTGTCACGTACAGCGTTGCGGCCGACCTCGGACGCCCCCGCCCGTCGATCAGTGATCCTCCAGACGTCCGACCTAGGAAATCGCTGATCAGTCGCAACTTGGTCGCCACGTCCACGGCCAGGTCGACCATGGGCTGGTCTGCCGGCGTGACCTCGGGCAAGTGCTCGGCCAGGAGCGCGGTCAGCTCGGCCCGCACCTGGTTTGCACGCGTTTCGACCACGGTGCGCGATCGGGTGCCAGTCTTCAGCGCCGCGAGGTTGCCGGGCTGGAAGGTGGTCGAACTGCGGGGCACTGAAGGGGCTCCTTTTGAGGGTCCGATAACTACTGTTATCGGGCGTTTTGGGATTCTTCGGCGGCGGCCCAGGATCGCCCGGGGGCATTCTGTGGCGACCTCGGGGAGCGCCTGGCGACCGCGCACCCGTTTGCTGCTCCGAACGGCTGCGCGCCGGTACTGCGACGTGCGCCTTACGGGAGGTCGGTCTCGGAATCGAGCACCGTCAGCCGCGGACGCTCTTGCTCGCGGAGCAGGATCTCCACCTGCCGGACCAACTCACCGGCCCTGCTCGCGGCGACTGGCTGGAGGTCCAGCAAGGATCGGCCGATGAAGACGCAAACGACCGCGGGCTGGTTCATGCTCATGGGCTCTACCTCCACTCTATTCGGGGTGTCCGACAAAAACCGTCATGCCGCGAGAGATGCGAGTTTGGTGCGCGCTCGGGCGACTTGCACCTCGACCGTGCGCTTCGCCACGCCCAGCATTGAGGCCGCCTCGCGGATGCTGGCACCCTCAAGGTCGATGAGGCGATAGGCCCTCTCTTCACCGACGCTCAGGCGCGCCGTGGCCATCACCATCGCTGTGCCGCCGAGAGCGAGGATTTGCAGGATCGGGGAATCGTCTGGGATACCGATCCACCCGACGTCTAGGCCGGGCCAGTGGGGCCGCCTGGCGGCGCCGGTCATCGACCAGATGCCAAACGCCTCGTCGCCCCATCGCTCCTCATCGTCCAGCGCCCAGTGCGCCTCACGCCAGGCCGGGTCGGGCGAGACGACCGCCACGCGGATCATCGGGCCACCACTTGGTGAGTCCGATCAACCGGGGGCGACTGCCATTCCTTGAGGGCCCGCCGAAATGCGGCGAGGTTGCCGTCCCAGGCGTCGGCCGCCTGAAGGTGACGGAGGATGCCCTGGGGGGTCCGAACCTGGCCGAGTGAGCGATCGGCCGCAAGGTCGCGGGCTAGGTCGCCCATGGGGTCGTCACGGTGCTGCTGATCCATCACCCACGCACGGAAACTGCCGGGCCAAACGTCAGCGGCGATCAATCTACGCGTCATGGGGTCACCAACCCCAGCCCCGCCGCCAGTGCCGTCGGAGACGGGCAGCAAGGGAGGGAAGCCGTGTCGGACCCTGTTATGTGGGGTGGGGCATAACACATAGGGCACACCCCCTTTAGGGGGTGCCCGTTGTTGTGCCTCCCCATAACTGTTTTGTTATGGCTGTTATGCGGTGTTATGCCGATGTTGTTGACGATCACGATGCGAGCCCCCAGAGGCCGCCATCGAGGCGCTGGACACGGCCCTTGTCGGCCATGCGAGTCAGCACGACGCGGGTCTGGTTGGCAGAAACACCAAGGGTCTCCGCTACAGCCGCGGTGGTCATGGCGCCAGCTCGGAGAAGCGTTGCTATTTGGTCCGCCTGGCTGAGCGTTCTCACCAGTTCGGGCGCCGACACCAGGCAGCGCTCATAGCGGATGGTGCGGGCTCGGCCCTCCTCGAAGTCTTGCATCACCATGGCCAGACCTTGGGTCGGAAGCTTGGCGCGCCGGTTGCGCTTGGAGTCCACGACCGAGATCTCGATTCTCCCGGCGTCGGGGTCACGCTCGGCGCGGAGCTCGAAGACGGCCCGGCTGCGGTTCAGCTTGAACACGCCCCCGTAGGGTTTTGGCGTCGCCCCGTCTCGCTGGAGGTCGGCGCCGGCCATGTGATCCAGGAGCAGGGATGCGACGCGGAGCTCGCGCAACGCATCGAACAACCGATTGGCCCGCTCGTTGTAGCCCTCGGACTCACGCCCTGAGCCGCAGGCGGCCTCCACCGAGTCGACGATCACGAGCCCGATGCCGTACTGAGTCACCATCGCCGCGACGACTTCCAGTTGATCGGCCAGTGAGCCGGCCATCCGGCGATAGTGGATCAGCGGCGGTGGGAAGGCGCCGACGCCGCGGGCCACGGCCTGCAGTTGGCGGGTCCACTCGCTGCCGTCATCCTCCCAATCGAGGACTAGCACCGGGCAGGTGAGCTCGGGTATCCAGCCGGGGATGACCTCCAGGCCGGTCTGCACCGACAGCGCCACGCCTGCCGCCAGGGTGCTTTTGCCGGTGCCGCCAGGGGCGAAGATCGACGTCGGGGCGCCCGGCCAGATGATGGGTTGCAGGATCATCGCCCGGTCAGCGGCAGAGGGCTCATCGGGGCCGCCGACCAACTCGAATGCGGCTCCGGTGGTGTGTGCGGTGATGACGGCCAGATAGAAGGTCTCCAGCAGCTCATCCATCCGGAACTCGTGCAGCTCACCGGCCGTGACCTGACTTAATCGGGTCGCCAGATAGCGCCCGAGTTCGGTCCGCGACCGCGAGCTCAGTAGGTTGACCTCCTGAGTCGTCAAGACTTGGTTGGGGCCCGCCGGGCCTTGGAAGGTCGCGGTCAGCCAGGCGCGCAGGACTCCACCCGTCTCCCGTATCCGGGAGGCCTCGAACGCGATCCCGTCGCGGTACGTGTCGCGGTAGCCGAGGCCTTTACGTTCTAGGCCGCTCATGGCCTCATCACCCGGGCCTGCGCTCGCAGGTGCTCTGGAACCCATGGGCGCCAGCGTTCCCAGGCAGACGGGAGCCACGGCAGGCCATCACGGATCCAGGCGCACGCCTGGGCAATCTGGGCTGGCCTGGGCGGGGCGGTACGATTAGTTCCGAGGGTCGGTGCGCGCATCACCTTGACCCCCTTGGGCTCGGGCGGTCAGGCCCGGGCCCTTTTCCTGCCTGGGCAGGACCAGGTCGTCGACGCCGGGAAGGACGGGCAGCCGAGTAAGCGCGACTGCGATCTTGGCGAGCGTGCCGGCGCTGATGGCCTTGCCAGTGCGCGCCTTGCTCAGGGTGACGGCCGAAATCCCGGCTACACGCGCCAGGGTGGCACCGTCAGAGTTACGGCGAGCTAGCTCTAAATTGAGCCGCTCTCGATCGAGGCGGACGCCGTTCGTGGGCTGCACATGCGAGCCCTACCAGTATGGGGACGCGGCAACGGCCGGTAAAAGCTGTCTGCGACGCCCTCAGTATAGCACGCCGATCGAACCTATGTTTGTACCGACGTGCACTTAATTAAAGTCTTGCGGCTATTCGCTCGCCGCCCTCAGGGGCGACCCTTCCCCACTTCCTCTGGGGGCACTTGCGCTTCGTGCCCACCTCCCGCAATGAGCGCCTCCATTGCGCGCTGCCGACGGGAAAAATCGGCCAGGAGCTCTCGCGTGCATTCTGGGTCTTTCGTCATTGACTCGACATATTTGGCCAAGGCGCGCCGAACCTGCTCCGCAAGGGAGACGTTCTGAATCTGCGCGAGCAACTCCAACTGGTTCGCCGTCTCGGCCGGCAACCGCAAGGTCATATTTCGAACTTCAACCGTCATTGCCGTTTTAACCTCCTGTGCATCCCGCTTGGCACCGGCAGTGTCGCTGATACCGCCGACACCACTCAGGCTAGTCCTCCTGATCGACATCCTGCACGGTTTCTGTTTCCGGACTGAGGGACGCATCGATAATGTCGGGTCCGCCGACCCGCCGCCCATCACTGAGGCGCCCAAGAGTCATGCCGACAACCAGGAGGGCTTCACGGGCCATGGTGGTGCCTTCTTGATACGCCTGCCTCGAATTAGCAAGGGCCTGTTCGGTGGCCCGACTGGCCTCTCCGGCCGCATTTGACCCTGCCTTCGCGCCAGCCTGCATGCCGAAATATGCGCCAACAATTGTGCCAATCACCCCAAAGGCGGCAGCCACGATGGCTACGACCGAGCCCGGGGGTACGCGCCCAAGGGCCAAGCCGAAGACGATGACGACGGCGATGATCCCGAGTGCGACGACGGCCGCACCCCATTCCTTCACGGCGCGACAATTCTATGCCGCATCGCCACCTTAGTCGTCGTCGGCTTGCAGCGCTCGCATCAGCTGGGCGCTGGCGTCCGACGCGGTCAAGTTCGCGTATGCGCGATTAACCATCTCCAGCCCCTCATGGCCGACCAAACGGGCGATGTGAATCGGGCTTAGGCCGCGCTGTAGCGCCCACTTGACAAACGAATGGCGCAACAAGTGCGGATAGACTCGCCGCGCAATTCCCGCCCGCTCGGCCGCCTCACGCAACGCCTGCTCAAGTCCCGAGGTGGTAAGCGGTTCAAAAAGTCCGCTCCCCCGTCGGCGCAGAGACAGAAAGATCCGGTCGCTCGCGGCATCCGCGGGCCGCCCCTTGGTCGCCAGGCGCGTCAGGCGCGCGAATAGGGCGGGCTGGATCGGCACGTCCCGCTGTTTGTCGCCCTTGCCGATGACGCGGATGAAGCGATCGCGCCCGTGTTCGATCAGGTCTGCGGGGCTGAGGCCCAAGGCCTCGGCCACGCGGCAGCCTGTGTCGGCCAGGAGCCGAATGAGGATTTTGTCGCGCTCCGTGGTGGCCGCGTCCTCGATGGCCCGGATCTCGGCTCGGTTCAAGGTCTCAAGGATGCGCCGGGGCAGTTGGGGCAGCTGGGGACGGGCCTCGGTGGCCATCCCCTCTCGCCGTGCCCAGGTGAGGAAGAACCCAACCGTCCGGAGGTAGGTCCGGCAGGAGGCCCGCGACAGGGGACCCTTGGGGCCGCCCACCTCCAGCAACTCGGAGCCAAATCGATCCAGCGCCCGCTGATCTAGTTGCTCCACGCCGAAGATGCCCTCTCGCCGTGCCCAGGGGACCAGGACGCGCCGCAGCACGCTCTCGTACTGGCTCCGCGTGTGGATGGAGCGCCCCCGCGCACGAACCGACGCCAGGTAGTCCCCTACGCTCCGCTCCAGGTCGGTGGGGTCGCCGGCCACGACTCGCAGCGTCACAGCTAATGGCTTCCCGGACTCTCTGCGCTAGACATAATGGCTATTGCGTATTATACTGGCGTTTGAAGCACATGGCACCGACACTTAAGGCGGCTGAACAAGATCAAATACAGCGGGTGGCTGGACATCCACAGGCGCTTACTGGTCCGAAGCCATGCGCTCTGTCCATTGAGCTAAGCGGGCTGATTACGATCTCGCTTGCAGCGATTGCCTCTTCGTGCTCTCTCTTGAGGGAAGCATGATCTGAGAACCTCAAACGAACGATAGGT